ATATAATTAGCAGATACTTTTTTTAAATATGTGTTTTGATTAACAGTTAAATTTCCGGATATATCAATATAATTAACAGATACATCATTTAAAAATGCAGTTTTATAAACATTTAAATTTCCGGATACATCAATATAATTAGCAGATATATCATTTAAAAATGCAGTTTTATAAACATTTAAATTTCCGGATATATCAATATAATTAACAGATACATCATTTAAAAATGCAGTTTTATAAACATTTAAATTTCCGGATACATCAATATAATTAGCAGATATATCATTTAAAAATGCAGTTTTATAAACATTTAAATTTCCGGATATATCAATATAATTAGCAGATACATCATTTAAAAATGCAGTTTTATAAACATTTAAATTTCCTGATATATCAATATAATTAGCAGATACATCATTTAAAAATGCAGTTTTATAAACAGTTAAATTTCCTGATATATCAATATAATTAGCAGATACATCATTTAAAAATGCAGTTTTATAAACAGTTAAATTTCCTGATATATCAATATAATTAGCAGATACATCATTTAAAAATGAGCTTTTATATACATTTAAATTACCAGATATATCAATATAATTAGCAGATACATCATTTAAAAATGAGCTTTGATTAACATTTAAATTTCCAGATACATCAATATAATTAACAGATACATCATTTAAAAATGAGCTTTTATAAACATTTAAATTTCCTGATATATCAATATAATTAGCAGATACATCATTTAAAAATGAGCTTTTATATACATTTAAATTACCAGATATATCAATATAATTAGCAGATACATAATTTAAAAATGAGCTTTGATTAACATTTAAATTTTCAGATATATCAATATAATTAGCAGATACATCATTTAAAAATGAGCTTTTATATACATTTAAATTACCAGATATATCAATATAATTAACAGATACATCATTTAAAAATGAGCTTTTATATACATTTAAATTTCCAGATATATCAATATAATTAGCAAATACATCATTTAAAAATGAGCTTTGATTAACATTTAGATTACCAGATATATCAATATAATTAGCAAATACATCATTTAAAAATGAGCTTTGATTAACATTTAGATTACCAGATATATTAATATTTCCTAAAGTTTGCGTATTTCCAGATATATCAATTGAAAAATAATTTATATTATCATTTATAATTTGAAATTCATAAAATGTATTATTTACAATTAAATTAGTTTCTAGAATATTTATATTACCATATACATATAGATTTCCATGAATAGTTACATTTTTTGAAATATCTGCATTATTATAAACATATAAATTTCTACCAATTTTTAAATCTCTTTTAATATTAACTAAATTTAATGTTGTTGAACCAATTACTATTAAATCGGATGGTAAAAATACATCTAATATATTATTAAATATAATAGCACTAATATCTGTTAAAATATTAATATCTATAACAGAATTTTCAATTAGTGTATTATCTATAAATTTTGATCCACTATATATAAAATTATTATAATTTATTTTTAAAAAATTTTTTGATTGAGAAATATTTAATAAATAATTATCTGTTTTTGTTAAAATTATTTGTCCACCATATACTGTATTTACATTAATATCTCCCAAATAATCTGTTAAATCTGTATTTACAGTAAAATCGATATAATAATTTGATGTTGGAATTAAAACTAAATTATTTTGTTTAAAAAAATAAAATTTTCCAGGTATTTCATTATACAATTTAATAAATCCCATAAAGCCATTTTTTGTTGTATTTTCATCTTCTAAATAATAAAAATATGATCCAATTTGTTGATTTGTAATTGGTAAAGAATTAATTGTAAATACAAAATTTGGTGAATAATAATTTATTGCTAATAAATTATTTATTATATTTAAATATTTTAAATAATTAAATGTAGATATATTTTGTGATGTTACAGAATTAGATTTATCATCAAGAGTTAAAGATATTGGTATAGTTGTTGACTTTGTCATATCATTACTTTTTGTATCTGTATTTATATCTATATTTGTTTCTGTTTTTATATTTGTATTTATATTAAAATTTGTATCATTAATAAATAATCTTCTAGACATTAATAAATTGATATTATAAAAAAAATATTATATATAATATTTAATAAATATTTTAAGATAATATATAAAAAAAAATATTATATATAATATTAAATGAATAATTTAACTAAAAAACCTTTTATAAAAAAATCATTTTCTCCAATTATTGCACCACAAAAAATTGAAGATACTGAAAAAATAGCAGAAATATTTACATATATTGAACAAGGAAATATTTCGGAAGTTAAAAAGTTTATATTAGCAAATCGTATAAATTTAAATATAACATTAAATGATAAAAATTTAATTCATCATATTTTACTATTAGATGATAATAAAATGTCAGAAATTAAAAAATTAGAATTTATAGAATATTTAATATCAAATGGAGCTTTTGTTAATTCACAAAATAAATTTAATGTTAGTTCTCTACATATTGCTATACAAAAAAAATATTATAAAATTGTAAAATTTTTAATAAATAAAGGAGCAAATGTTAATTCTTTAACAAATGAAAATTTATCACCTCTACATTATGCTACTTTATTAAATATTGAACAATGTCCACAAACATATCAACCAAAATCATTAATTCCTGATACATCTATCAAAACAAATTCAAATGAAATTACTAATATTATTTTACAAAATTTTATTGAAGATGGGAAAGTTGAAATAAATAAATCTATAATAGATTATACTTTAGAAGATAAAGAATTTCAAAAACAGATAGATATTTCGATGAATATTTTAATTAATGAAGATTTTAAGAATAATATGATCCCTTTAAATAATTTAATTAAATATGCAACAGATATTGAAACTGATATATTAATAAAACAAATTAGTTCAAAAATAAAAGATATAAAAACATTAACATCTTTAGATATAAATACTATAGTTAATGATCTAGCAAAAAGTAATATTACTAAAATTAAAAATAAATTTATTATAAAAGAGGGATTAATAGATACATTCAATGATATTTTAATTTTAACTGAAAATGATAATATAGTTAAAGTTCAAAATGAAGAAGAAAAACTATTTAATAAAGTTAAAAAAGAAATGATGGAGAATATATTAAATTATGTCATAAATTTAAAATTAAAAGATTATGACAATGATATTGATAAATTTGTTAAAAATGTTAAAAAGGAACTTAAAAATTTTATAAAAACTCTTGATATTTTAAAAGAATATACAGACAAAATATATGAAACATTTATTACTAATTATATAAAAAATCATACTATAAAATTATTATTTTATAAGCACTTTATTATTGATATATATAAAGAGTTCTCAAAAATAGATTTATCTGAAAAAAATTATGATATATATTATGATTATATTGGATCAATTTATTTAACAAATTTAAAAACTTCAATAGAATTTATAGATAAAAATAAAAATGAATATAAAGATTTTATTGAGTTTACATCTGAACGAAAAGTAGAACAATTTACTAAATATATTGAAAATAATGATTATTTAAATAAATATATACCATTACAATATAGTATACTTGATCAAATAAATTATAAAACAAAAATAGATTGGTATTATGATAATATATATAAAATATTATATTCATTATTCTATTTATTTTTAGATAATAAAGATGGTTTAAGTAAAATAGATATTATAGATAAATTACCAATAATATTATATATAATTAATAAAACTGAAAAAAATAGTGACTATAAAAAAATTATATATTTTATTAGTAAAATATTAGATAAATCTAATTTAAATAATAATATAATTTCATCTAGTATTATTATTAATATTTTAGATAGAAATATAGATGATGAATTATTAGAAAATAATGTTAATAATTTTAAAATAGATAATTTAAATTTAAAAATTATAGATAATATTGATCCTGATTTAATAAAACAATTAAATAAAGTAAATATGGTTGATTTAAATAATTTATTAATTGAAAAATATGATTCTAAATTAACAAATATTTTAATAGGTTATTTTTATATTCAATCTCATATAAATAGTAATAATATATATCCATATATTGTACAACCAGAAAATGAGATTGATTATTTTAACGAAATTAATCAATTAATTGATAATTTATATAAATTATTTATTCCTGATTGGATATATACAAAAAATAAAGATAATTTAGTAAATGAAATAAAAAAAAATTGGAAAAAAATTGAAGAAAATTTTATACCAAACCTTACCAATATATATAAGTATTTAAAATCAATTTGTTCTAATATTTATTCTTATAAAAGTAACCAAAAAAAAAAGATAGATATAGAGAATGAACTGAGTTTATTTAATGGAATATTAGCAATTATTCAATTAATTGTATTTATATGTATTGGAGTAAATTATTTTAATTATGAAAATTTTACACTTGCTACAATAGCCAAGATTACTTTATTTTCACCATTTATGATAATAGTAAAGTCTTTTTTTAATAAAAAACCATCTGAAATTGAACAAACATCTGAAATTGAAAAAAAATCTGAAATTGAAAAAAAATCTTTTAGTATCTTTAATATGCTAAAATCAATGTTCTCATTTATATATAATTTTTTTATAGTAATATTTAAAATTTCAACAATACCTATTACAGTATTGACCACTAATAAACTAATGGATATTTTTAAATTAAATATTGATAGAAGTTTATTTGGTTTATTAATTCTTATAATATTTAGTTTAAATGAAATATATTATAATATTTATAAATTATATAATAATCCGATTAAAAGAGAAGAATTATCAATTCTACAAAATATTGTATATCATGAAGATAAAAATGATTGGTTAACATTTAAAGATTTTTCAAAAGAATTAAATTCTTCAGAATCATTATTAGGAACAAGTTATGCATTAGGTAAAGTATTAGAAAATTTTGATATGAATATTAATAAAATTAAAGAAAATATAAAAACATTTATTGGCAATAAAACTAATAATATAAATCAAATGATACAAATTTTTATAGAATATTTATATGAAAAAGAAATCATTAATGATTTTAGATATAATATAAAATCATTAAAATTAGAAAATTATCAAACTTTATCTTATGAAATTTTTGGTTATTATATAATAATGAATATACTACAAATGGAATATAATTTAATAGATAATTTTAAAGATAATTTTAAAGATTATATTGAAACTATAGATATGAGTAAACTAGGAGAAAAAATTATAAAATATATTACAGATCAGAATAAAGCAATTACAGACAAAACAAAATTTAGTAATTTTATTACTAAATTAAAAATATATATAGATTTATATATAGGTTCTTTCTATGATAAAATATTCAATTTTAAAATTTTAAAGAAAGATAAAAAAATTAATTTATTTATAAATACATTATTGTTTCAAAGTGAATTTTTTAAATTAGAAAGTGAAAAAATAGATTTTAATAATATAGAACAAAAAAATCAAGAATATAATAAAAATTTTATTAAATTAATTGATAGTATACCATCTATGACAGATTTAACTGTAGATATAAATAAAAGAAAAACATTAAATAATATTTTATTAGAATTAACTGGAGATTATATTACAGACATTCAAGATAATTCTAATAAAATTAGTAATTTTAAAAAAAATATTAAAAAATTTAGAGATATTGTATTAGACAAAAATAATAAATCTTTAAAGAATGGTGATATTTATAAATATATTGATTATCATCCTAGCAATAATGATAATATAACAAAATTATTATCATATTTACATTTTATTTTTGAAAAAAAACCAGAGATAAATCCAGATTATCATTTTAATAAATTAATAACAGATATCGATGGTTCTACATTAGAACCATTAAATTTTAATAATACTAATTTAAAAAAACATATATTAGATATATATACAGTATATCAAAATTTTAATAAATTAATTGATAATATTAATAAAAAACAAGATTTAATATATTGTGGAATTACAAGTTCACATTTTAATAAAAATAATAATGATTCTGCAATTATATCTTCATCAATATGTACATATTTATTATTATTAAATAATATTACATTTCAATTAGATAATATTGCGAATAATATTAATGTTCCACTTCCAGATAATAAAAATTATTATGCTACAGGTATTTCTGCAGGAAAAAGTTCTATCAATACATATAAAGTTATAGATATGATACAATCATTACATGAACCATTATTTGAAAAATCTAAAATATTTACCAATAATTATTTTGATAAAATTTTTATAAATTTAGGAGTAATAGCATCAACCTCATCATATTCTCTTTTTAATAATTTAGATTTATCAGAAAATAGTGCAAAAATAACATCTTATGTAATTTCTAATATAATGAAATATAATACAGAATATTTTAATGAATTAATTAATGATAATATAGATGAGATTACAAATAGATATGAGTATAATACTACAATTGGTATTATAATTGGTGTTAATCCATATCCTATTATTAATAATAATAATAATATTGAAAATAATAATTTAAAAAGTTTTAATATGTATATTACTAATAATAATTTATTGGATAATAATGATATATATTTATATAATCATATTAATAATATATATACAATTAATACACATATTTATCAGATAATAATAGATAAAGATATTATTTTACGAAATATTCAAAATAATAACAGTATTAATCAAAGTAATATTCAAACTATTTCTCAGGGTATTTATAATTTAGTAAATCTTTATTTAGTATATATTAATTTTACAATAATTCCTAATTTAAATTATTATTTTAGTTTTGGTGTTGGTAATATAAAAGACGATATTAATGCTATATTAAATAATGGAAATTATCCTAATTTTGATTTTAAAATTAGATATTATGATGGAATAAATATAGAATTAGATGATATAAATACAATAAATACAATACAGAGTTTAATAAGAGACCAAGGATATTATATAGAAATATTACATCCTTTATATAATTTATTAAAACCAAAATTGAATATTCCTAATACAGTTAATAATGATATTATTATAAATAATATTAAACATAATATTATTAGATCTTATCTTTTAATATTATTAAAAGAATTTATTACTCATTTAAATAATAATAATAATAATGCTCTATATAATAATATAGCTGAAATTTTAATAAATATATTGAATGAAGAACCATTTATTCAAAGAGGTGGTTTAAATAAAATTAAATCATTACTTTTAAATCCACTAGCAATTCAAGCCCATATAGATATAAATACTATATGTGATAATATTATTAAAGTTACAATAGCTTCCGAATTATTAAATAATTTAATAAATATCCATGAATATAATCAACAATTATCTCAATTTAGAAATTGGACTATACAAAATAAAAAGCCAGAAGAAATAAATAATGATATTAATAATGTTAAAAAAATAATAAAAATAATAAGTGAAAAAACAGAAGAAGTTGTAAATGTTGTTATTAAAAAAGAAGAATTATTTAATCAATTACCTATTCCTATTCTACGGACCACAAAATATAATTTTTATAAGAATGAAATTAAAAGAGTATTTGATAATATATCAATATATAATACTTTATCAATAACATCTGCAATATCTAGCATATTATGTTATAAAGAAATTAATGATTTTATTGATTATAATAATATTCAACCAAAATTATCTAATATATCTAAATCAATAGGTGAAAGTATTAAGATATTAGACAAAAAACAAATAAATAATTTTTCAAAAGCTTTAGGATTTTGTTCATATATTTCAATACCAAATGATAAAAATGATGAACAGAAATTATCATTAGATATTACAACATTGACAAATGAAGTTGTTTCTGAAAATAATGAAATCAGTAATTTAGTAATATCATCTTGTTCCGGACTTGGTGCTTCAAGTTATATTCATAATAAAGTAGTATCTAATCAAATAATTAAAGAAATAACAGAATATGGATTATTTATTATAAATCAATTATTAAATATTCCAGTAGGTATTCTGGTTCCTACAGTAGTAATAGAAGGAAATATAAGATCATTATATTTTCAAGGCTTACTAAATAATCCACAATATACTAATTTATTTAATAATCCTAATTCTTTATTTGAAGAAATTTATCAAAATAATATTTTAAATAATCAAGTTGCTAATCCTATACTTCTTGGACCTTTAATTACACCACCAGCCAATACAAATATAATTTCACAACAATTTTCAAATCTATTTCATAGAAGTAATATAACAATTATACAATTTATTATTTTTGTAATTGGAACATCAATTGGATTAGGAGAACATTTATTACAAAAATTAAAAATAAATGATAATGATTATAAGAAAAATTTATTATGTCTAATTGCAATAAATTCATTTGTGTATATTTTAAATTCATTAACTTTTCAAGATATAATTGGTCCTCATCTGGCAGGTATATATGATAATATAAATAATAAATTCAGTACTTTAATACATTATCAAGGTCATCGAGCATTGAGAGGATTATATAATGCAATTGCTTTACCAAATATTTTCGAAAATGCAATAAGAGATAAATTAAATTTATCAACTGATCCATTTGCCAGTGTTTTTTTTAATGTAAATCGAAATGCTACTGTACCAATTCATGTTGGAATAGATCCGACATTTTGGGATCCAGCAAATTTAAGTTTAGATGTTGGAGGCAATAATTTAACAATAGAAACTCTAATTGCATGTTGTCAATTTCCAAACTTTTTAAATATTATTAATAATATCATACATAGTATTATATATAATGGTGTTTTACCCCTAGTAGCAGTACAAGTTTTAAATTTTGATATCGTAAATACATTTAATTTAAAAAATAACAAAGAAAAATGTATTGCTAAAGCTTGTGAAGTAGGTATTAATTTATGTCCAAATATTGATAAAAATATAATTAATATGATAATATCTACATCTATTATTGGAGGTTATAATATAACTAGAAATGTTGGAGATGGTTTATTTGATCCTAATCATATTGCAGATATAACACAACCAAATATTCCTGTAAATTATACACCAATTAGAAAAGTTCCAGATATAACAAATTTTATTAAATTAAAAAATCCAGATTTTGCTATAAAAAAAGAGAATGGAATTAAAATTAAGAATACGATAAGAAATGTAATTACTGCATGTAATAGTCAAACTAAAAATATAGAACAAATAATTGGAATTCAAGTAGGTTCGAGTATAGTTAATGACAATGGATTAAATCAACTAGATATACTTAGATATATTGAACAATCCAATAATATAAATAATACAGATATTAAAAATATATTAGATAATATTTTATTTACTGATATAGAAAGACAATTTATTAAAATTACTATCGGAACAATATTATCTTTATGTCCATATGATAAATTTATTAGAATTAATAATGAATTAATGAAAATATTATATAATGATAAATTACCATTATTACCATTGCAACAAAGAATTGATATAATGCCTATTGTAGTAAATGATATTTTAACAAATGAACAAAGCTATCAATTAATATATGATTATAGACAAAGAATTCCGGGACCTGTAATTGTAGGACCTGTAATTGTAGGACATTTAAAAATGGAAGAATATGAAATGAGACGTTTAAATCCTATACCTGCTCTTATACAACTTTTTCCACAAAATAATGATTTTTTAATAAATAATTTACAATATTATTCAATTATAGCTACATTAAATAATATAGAACAATTTAAAAATAGTAAAAAAGATGATATTACAAATATTATAGATATAATTAATATAACTAATGATACTAAAGAATTACTTAAACATTATTATAATCAAATTGTTATGGGAGATGATAAATCATTTATAATTATAATACAAACATTTTTATTTTGTATGTTAAATATATTAGTATTTAATAGATATGATCTAAAGTATTATAATTATAATGGAATACATTTAAATAAATTTAGTAAGAAATTATCATTACCATTTATTAATAATCATGGATCTTTTATAATTACTATTTTAAATATATTAAATAATAATTTATGGATTATTCAAGGACCATATATGAATCATAGTATTATAAATAAAATAATTCATAATTTTTTTAATATTATTGGATTTGTAAATTCTGGTAATTTATATCCATTAATTCGTTTAACTATATCAAAAATTAATGGAGGTCTTAATAATAATAATTTTTATGCAAATATATTACCATTATTGGCAGCGTTAATACCAGCCCCACCCCCAATCCCAACCCCAAACAATATAAATGATAATATTACAAAACAAAATATATATAATTATTTTTGTAATCTAGCATTTGGTCTTATTCTTAATCCAAATCCAAATCCAATTAATGCTGGAAATGTAGTAAATACAAGTGTTTTCATGCAAGAATTATTAAATTTAAAATTAACAGGGGGTGCAAAAAATCAAAAATCTATGTTAATATGTTTAACAGTATTGTTTATGTTTGCAGAAATATTATATTTTGATAAAGATAAATTATTAAGAATTACAATAACTATTATACCAGAAATTATAAAAAATTATAAAAAATTGTTTGAAACTAATAATGATTTATTAATTACTGGATGTTTGGCAGCTGGATTTATATATTTTATTGATAGTAAAAATGATAAAGATATTGAGGATTTATGTTTAAAAGCATTTAACACTGCAATTTTTACTTCTCAAAAATGTGATAATATAGCTACAAATGAAGTAATACAAAATAATACAATAAATTATCCAATATTAAATTCTAAAAAATATTTAAATTTATTGTATGCATATGTTTCTATAAGTAAATATAATGATGTAAAAGAAGATGATATAGATAAAAATATAATAATTATTAAAAATACTATAAGTAATTTAGTTGATAAATTAGAAAATCTACAAACAATACCAGATTATATACAACGACCTCCATTAACAAGTTCTTTAGATATATTAAAAACAATCCAACAAGAACCATATAAAAAACAATTATTAAATCAAAATTTTAGTAAAGAAATACTAATTTTAAATGATAATCAATTAATATCTACAATAATTTCTGGTTTATATAGTATTTCAAATAATAATAATATATATGATGATAATAAATTTACTCAGGCGATAACTGCATCAATTTTAGCAACACCAAATAATATATTAAATTTAAATGAAGAAATAATTAAATCATCTGTTTATGGTATTGCATCTTTATTTGATGGAATAAGTTTGTTAGAAATACAAGAATTAAGTAAAGTTTCAATTAACATCTATAAACAATTAATTAAACCTGAAATAAATAGTTTTAGTTTAAAACAAAAAATAGTTTTAAGTGGTTCATTAACTGCATTAGAATTAAATCCATCAAATTTATTAGATCTTAATTTAGTAGAAAATATTATTGATGATGTTAAAAAAATAGTTACATTAAATGATTCATTAAATGATGATAATTTTTATTTAAATATATCATGTTTAAGTACATATTTAATTAGTAAAGAAATAAAAAATGAAAAAGAAATTATGGAACTTGTTAAAAAAATTTATAGAAAATTAGAGAATATGAATAATACAAAACCTTTTAAATATATATATGAAATTGGAGCAATTGCTGGAAACATTGCATTAAAATATTATAATAAAGACGACAATGATATAAATAAATTATCAGATATTACTAGAGAAACAATTTTAAAATTATCAGATATATATCATAATAAGAAATTTATTTTACAAAAATTTATTTTACAATCTGATACAAAATCTAAAACCCCAAAATATATTGTTAATGTAGATAATAATTTATTATATACAATTATAGCTAGTTCATATGCTACATTAAAATTTAAATTTAAAGATAATATAGAGAATCTTTATTATATTATAGAAAAAATAGTATATAATATTTTATATTATATTAAAAATGAAGATATTAATAATATAAATAGATTATGTTATATTAGTAATTATATAATACATAATATATATACAAAAATTAGTCAAATACAAGCAGTACCTCCAGTAGTACCTCCAGCAGTACTTCCAGTAGTACCTCCAGCATATAATTTATCATCTAATAATATTTTTCCATATAATTTATTAATTTTTAATAATCCTTTACTAGATAATATTATTAATCAAGTAAGTGATATAGGGCTTAATGTTGGAAATAAAATAATAAATATTGGGAGTAAAATTATAGGACGTGATAATATAGAATATTTGCCAATTAATAATAATATTAAAATTGACAGCTTAATTAAAACCTATAAATCTACAACTCAAGATCAAATTAATTTTAATGATATATCACTTAATCAAAATTTTATTGAAATGATTAAAAGTATAAATAATGATGAAAATATAAATATAGAAATAACAGAAATAAATAATAGCATTACCCAAAATACTTTTAATTTTAATATTAATAAACTAAATTTAACTACATGGTTATTTAATTTACAAGGTTTTAATAATTTAAATAATAATTTTCAAATAAAAAGTCATAATTTTAATCATCCATTTTTAAATGATGGTTTTATCAATTTACAATTAGGATTAATTATTTCTATTTTAAAACAAATTACTTTTGAAGCTAATAAATTATATAATACTGAAATAACTGCTGATGTTTTAACTAAATTAAAAAAATATTTACAAGCATATTTAGATGTTGTTAATATATATTATTATTTTGAACAATTTTGTAAAAATCCATGTTATAGATTATTTAATAGATTAAAAGAAGAAATTGAAAAATATAATAAAAATAATCATGAATTAGAAATTAGTGATGAATATTTAAATAGAATAGAAAAATGTACAGATTATATTATAGAACAAAAACAAATTAGAACAAAACAAATAAGTTATATTACATTAGAAATAGGAAGTTTATTTTATAAGAGTATTGAAAAAAGTAAAATAGTAGAAGAGCTTTACAAAGATGCAACTAATGTATATAATCAATTTTTAATAGTAGATAAATGTCAAAAACTATTAATAAATGATAAAATAAGAGAAACAAATAATAATTATAAAAAAGTGCAGATATTAGATTTAAAAGATATTTCAAATAATTGTAAAATTATTGATTCTAGTTATATTTTAACATTAAATAAATATAAAAATTTAGAATTAGATTTTGAAAAAAAAGAAAAAGATGATATTATTACTGCAAAATTAGAAGATTTAGATATTTTAATAGATATAAAATCATTTAAAAATATTAAATATGTTAAAGATTTTAAATTAAATTTAGAAGATTATAATATATCAACATTTTATTTAGCATTATATGATCAATTAAAAGAATTTAAATATTATTCTAAATTAGAAAAAAATGATAATAATAATATAACAAAATATTTAGAAAAGGCAAATAAAATAATTATACCTGATAAAAATATGAACCAAAATGAGAAATATAATAAATTTGTTAATAATTTATTATATACAATTAAAATAAAAATTGTCCCAAATAATTTTTTTAAAGATTTATTTTCAAATTCAATATTTAAAGTTAAAGTTAAAGATTTTAATGAAGATTTTAAAAATAGTTTTTCAAATGAAATTTGGAAAGAAATACAACAATCTATTGATACTAATTTATTATTCGATACTATAATTGAAGTTTTTACAATAATTGAGAAACAGTCTAAAAAAGTTAATATTTTAAAAAATTCAAATTTTTTATCAAATATATATAAAGTTATTATGGGATTATATCAATCAAAATTAAAACCTGAAACTAAATATAATAATATAAGTGATGATATTAATACTAGTCAATTTACAAATTTAATATCTTTTAATATTAAAGAAGTTCAATCTGAAAATAATAATATAAATACTAATTTAATAAAAGGGAATTATTCATGGAAAGGTTGGAAAAAATATTTTAATACTAATAATAATAAGTTGTTTGAAATTATTAATTATTTTACTGGTTCCACAAAAAATAATGATATATTTACAATCCAAGCTATTTTATTTATAATAAATACTACATCTGATATTGAATTATTAAATAAAATAAAAATATCAGAATTTAATTTAATAAAAACATTTTATGAAATTATTTTAAAAAAAATAGAAGAATTAATTTTAAAGACATTTAAATTATCATTTATTATGACTCAAGAAATTAAAAAAAAAATATTAATATCAGCAATAACTATTAGTTCTAAATTATTTGAAATATATTTAGATATAATAAAAGAATATAAATTTGAAGATAAACTAAAAGAATTAATAGATAAAGACAATTCATATTACACATATTTTACAAGTTTAAAAAATTATGTACCAGATCCAAAGGATGAAAATAAAAAAATTACATTAGCATATAATACAATAACATCTATTATTTTTAATGCTATATTTGTAAAATCACAATATGATGTATATAATGGTAAATATCTTGGAATATTTAATACTTTTTATATGTTACAAAATATGTCATCATATATTAAAAAAAGTTATAATAATATAAATGATGATGATTTAAAAATAATTAAAGATTTGGAAGAAATAAAATTAAATGATTATATAAATGCTATAAAATTATATATTAAAGAAGATTTTTTAAATCAAATAAAAGATAATAGTGTTAATTTTACAAATTTAAAATTAATGAATAATTTAAGATTCAATCCAGAATCTAAAGATAAAAAGAAAATTAAAGAAGAATTTATTCCTATTTTATTTTATAATGATGATGATAAAGAAGATGAATTTAATTATATAAAAAGTTTTATAAATCAAGATTTCATAAAAATAGTTATTGCAAAATATTTTAAAAATATTAAAGAATATTATTATTTTGAAAATCAAGAATATTATAAAGAAATTATTAACAAATTAAATATAGATTTTTATAATAAAGGTGAATTAATTAGAAATCATATATATACAATATATGAAAAAATGACAATTGATTATCTAAATAATTTATTATATACATTTATTTATAAAGTATTTGAAAATGCTACTAAAAAAAAATTAAATGTTTCATCAATTGATGAAATAAATAATATAATATCAATATATAATCCAATTGTTGATTATGAATTTAATCAAAATAGTTTAAATTCAGATTTAATTAAAAATATTAATAAAGATAATTTACAGAAATATCAAGAATCAATCAATAATAATGCTAATTTAAATTTTTCATTAATTGATGATGAAGATTATGATTTAGTAGAAAATTTAAAAGATAATTTAATAAGTTTTAATAAAAAGAATTATCCGATTTTTTATTCTTATAATTATAATAATTACGAATTAAAAAAAGAATGTGTTATTATAGATTATCAATTAATTGAATTATTATTGCAAAAAGGTGCGGATTATAATATTAAAGATCAAGCAGGAAAAACAATAATAGATTATATAATAGAAGCAAAAATGTTTTATTTATTAGACAATGAAAAAATAAAGAATAGAATATTTAAACCGAATATATTATTATCTTTAATTAAAATTATTAAAATAGAAAAAATACATAATAATATATTTTATTATAATAAAATAATTTTAATAGAAGATTATGCTGAAACATTTATTAAAAAATTAAAAAATATAGATGAATTAAAAGCAAATATACCAATTAAAATTAAAAATATATTTGCTATGTTTTTTATTTTACAAAATATATATTGGTATAGATTTTTAAATAAAACATTTTATAATGATCCAGAATATTTAAATTTTTTTAATATTAAATATAATAATAATAATTTAGATATAAATAATGATTGGAAAACAATATTATCAGATGTAAATATAAATATTGAAATAAATACCAACAAATTATTAGAAAAACAAATTAATAAATTTGAAAAAACAAAGAATATTTTAAATAAACAAAATAATAAAAAAATTGATAATAAAATAATATTATTAAAACAATTAACCAATGTTATTAAAAAAATAGAGACAATTAAAGTAAATAATGATTTTAATATCAGTGAATATAGATTAATTGATAATGAAAATATATTAGATGAAGATAAAAGTATTAAATACTTTAGAGATAAATATAATAGATTAAATAAAAATAATCAATCATTATTTTATATATATATATGGGATATGATAATTAGTGATATTGATAAACCATTTTATATTTATTTAACAATATTTAAAAAATATCAAGAGACATTATCATTAGATATTAATATAAATACTAAATTATCTGAAAGTACATTTTTTAATTTTAAAAAAAATATTAATAATATGATAAAATATATAGAACCAATTTCAACATTTATAGATTATAGGATATATGATTCTATTTTAACAGAAAATAATATATTATTATTTCAAGTAAGAACAATAACTCATATATTATCAACAGTTTTAGGAACAAATATGATATTATTATTAGAAAAAATATTATTTGTTGAATTTAGAAATAAATTTTTAGATATAAAAGATGAAAAAATAATATATAATAATGTTAGAAATGTTATGAAAGATGTAAATAAATATATATGTTCAGATTTATTAGAATATGGTAATTTATCTTTTGAATTTTTAAAAATACATATTGGATTTAGAATATCATATAATGATATGATTGAAGATAAAACTATTGATGAAATATTTGAAACTATAATAACTAAATTATTAGCTGGTAAAATTAATAGAGGTAATGTAGATGTTTTCTCATCATTAGAAGAAAAAACTATAATAATAGATAAAATTAGAACAAATATATTACCATATTATTTAATATTATATAAAGAAACTACAAATCAATTATTAAATTTTTCAGATAGTTATTATAGATATATTAAAAATCAATATTCAATGTTATTATTAATTCAAAAAATAATAAATTAATATAAAATTATTAAATGACCATAATAATAAAAATTTACAAAATGCTATATTTTAATAATTTATAAAATTAAATTATTAAATTAAAATATATTATTAATTTATATGACTATTAATGATACAAAAAAATATTTAGATTATAAAAATAAATATATAGAATTAAAACTTTTATATAATAAAGAACAAAATGGTGGATTTTGGAATATATTTAATATTTTTGGATCTAATGTAATTTCAAATACTTTACCACTAATAGATGTTAATAAGTTAATAGAAAATAATAGGACAACTAATACACAAATTAAAAATGTATATATATTAACTAATGATAGAAATATTTTTTCACTATTTAATAATAGTTTTGGAACAAATTATATAATTATCGAACCATCACTATTAGAAAATATAACAACATATGTTAAAGATGCATTAGATTTATATATAAAAAATCCAAATCAAAATATCTTCACTAAACACATCTATCAAAAATATCATGCAAAAATAAATAATGATGAAATTATATTTCATTTTCAAAAAATAGATGATAATGATAATAGTAATATTTATAAATTTATTATTGATAAATATAATAACAATGAAATAAATCATAAAATAAAACAAAATATATCATATATTTCTACAGATAAAAATATATTAACTAAATTTCAAGATTTAATGAATTTACAGGAAAAAAAATTTATTACTAACTAAATAATTTTTATACTTTTATTTGTATATATTTATTTTTATATTTTAAATATTTATTATTATATTTTAAATATTTATTATTACCTCCAAACATACTTATATTACATTCAAATCCTTGATTAATTATTTCATCTAATACTTGATTTTTTAATTGAATACATGATAAATAAGAATAATCATCTTTTGCTCCAAATGGAGCTTTAAAAATTTGAAAAAATATACGATTTTTTACATGTAAACCAAATTTATAACAATAATCATGTTGATAATCATCATTAGATAAAAATTTATAAATTTTATAAATTTTAAATTTTTCATCACAACTTGGATTTTTCAAATTTATAATATTTATTATATCTAAACAAGATTGTAAATGATCTAATGAATATCGTCTAATAAGTAAAGGTCTTGAAAATTTTGAAAAAATTATATCAGTTTCTTTTTTTTTACCAAACCAAGAATCAATTAAATAACATATATCATCATAAACATAAATAAATGAATGATGAGTAGTTATTTTTTTAGAATTTGTATAATTAGTGTAAAAAGATATTAAATTTATTCCAGGAATTAATTTAACATCAGTATTAAACCATTCTTCTTGATTATTATTTAATGCATAATTTAATCCACATGGAGATCTTTTTTCTAATAATTTAGGATCATCTTCATGTTTATCCCATAATAAACCAATACAGTTTGAAATCCCTATAAAAAAATGATCATAATCCACTATATATTTATTATAATTAGGAAATCTAATTATTTTTGGAAATATTTGTGAAAAATTTTTATCAAAAGTAATATGTGGATTTAATAAATATAATCTCATCAAAATACTTATTGATGATGCATTTACACAGCAATTTGTTGGAGATTGTTGTGTCCGATGTTGTTTATATTTAAAATTAGTATCAATTGAACATGAAGTGCATTTGGTTGTCATTTTTATTAATTTATCAAATATATCCAATAATTTTGTATGATTTAAATTTCTAATATTATTATTATTAGTATTTAATAATATATTTATAGAATTATTTTGTTCTGAATTTAAAATTTGTTCTTCAATTATATTTGACATTATATTATTATTTTATATTTTTATTTAAAAATATATACATATATTTTTATTTAAAAATATATGTATATATTATACAATAAAATGAATAAACTAATTTATTTTTTAATATTAAAAATAATATTTTCTACAAAACTTTTTATAAAAAATACTAATTTACCTATTTGTCTAAATTGTCTATATTTTATTGAACATAAAAATAATTATCCTTATGATCCAATTCCAGATGATAAACTATATGGAAGATGTAAAAAATTTGGTGAAATTGATTTTGTTACAGGATTAATAGAATATGATTTTGCAAAAGATTGTAGAGATGATATTAATAAATGTGGGAAAATTGGTTCAGAATATAAAGATAAAACTTAATAAAAAGAAATTAATAAAATAATAATTATAAAAAAATTATTCAATAACAACTTGAATTGGCATTTCATTATCATCTTGTTCTTCTTCATTATATGGTAAACATAATAAAGAATTTTTTCTAATATTTTCTAAATTTAAATCATGACATTTATCATATAATAATTTTTTTAAAAAAATCATTTGATCTAAATGCATTCCACCACATGTATCCATTAAATTTTTTCCATGATGTCCACAACAATGCCATAATAATTCATTATCATTATATCTTTGAAAAAATGTACAAAATGTTTTTTTTCTTTCACCATTTTTTAAGATAATCATTGCTCTGATAATAATAAATTTTCGATTATATATATCTATTCCTTTCATTACATTATTATCTTTTAATTCATCTTCAGTTATAAAATCAATATAACTAGTATGACCAACTTTATTTCCAATATCCAAAATTTCACATTTATAATTAAATATTTCTATTAATTCATTTTTCATTAATTCTCTTTTTTCATCAGAAATTTGACTACCCATATTTAATATTAATTAAAAGTTATTAATCAATATAATTAAAATTCAATTTTTATTAAATACAATTATATTGCTATAAATATTGTTATAAATATTGTTATAAATAATGTATACCTAAAAAATTAGTTTTATGCAATATAAAATTTATATATTTAACTGCAGAATTGAGAGAGATTAATTATAAATTAATTATAAAGTAATAATAAAGTAATAATAAATATTATAAAATTAATTATTATTTAACTAAATATATATTTTTAAGAAAGGAATATCGCATTTTTTATTTTAAGTGCCACAAAACTGATTTTTTTTAGTGTAATAAAAATAAAAATAATATTATAATAATATTATTTTTATTTTTATTTTTATTATCTATTATATATATATAATGAATTATAATAAAAAATACTTTATATATAAAAATAAATATTTAAATTTAATAGATAAAATTGGAGGTGCTGTTGAAACAAAATCTGATAACTTTGATGAAAATGAAGAAAATAAAGAATATATAGACATTGAATGTGCTGATGAAGGAGAAGTAATATATTCAAAAATTGAAAAAATACAACCAGAAATAACGAATAAAATATTATATTTTTTAGATATAGATGATATATTAACTTTTTTTAAAACAAGTAAAAAAAATAAAGAAAAAAAAAGAAATCCAATGATTTCTTTTGAATTTTATGAATTAATTATTGATACAGAATTTAAAAAAAATACAATTAATACATTTCTATGCAACAAAATAATTGTTGATAAATTAATTTTAATAAATATCAGTAATATTAGAGAATTACTTAGTAAATTTAAAAAAATTAATACTATAGTTTTACATTATCAAAGAGATTTTTTACATCGTCATAGAGATATTGAGTTTAATTTTCAAAATTTTGAAAATTTAGATTTACAAAGTATTATTTTACAAGTTCCGGAAAGAAGTGGTATATTATTTACATCAATACCAACAATACCAACAATACCAACATTTTTATTCAAAAGTCTTAATTTATCTGATTATAATATGCTTCCTAACAATATTCTCAGAGAAGTAGGAAAATTAACTCAATTAGAAGATCTTAATTTATCTGATTGTAATATGATTACTTATATTGGTATTAATTATTTACGAACATTAATTAATTTACAAAGTCTTAATCTATCTTCATGTTCTAATTTTATAAATGATCAAGCTATTGACAAATTACAAACTTTAACTGAATTAAAGAATCTCAATTTATTTAATTGTTTTGAAATAACTGATAATGGTATGATATCATTAGCATCATTAACTAATTTACAAAGTCTTAATTTACATAATTGTAATAAAATAACTAATAATGGTCTTAGATCATTAGCATCATTAACTAATTTACAAAGTCTTAATTTATATAATTGTAGTAATATAACTGATGATGGTCTTAGATCATTAGCATCATTAACTAATTTACAAAGTCTTAATTTATATCGCTTCAATAAAATAACTGACAATGGTCTTAAATCATTAGCATCATTAACTAATTTACAAAGTCTTAATTTAAGTTATTGTCATCAAATAACTGATAATGGTCTTGAATCATTAGCATCATTAACTAATTTACAAAGTCTTAATTTAGATACTTGTATTAATATAACTGATAATGGTCTCATATACTTTGAAAGTTTAACAAATTTAGAAACTATTATATTAAGTAGTAATGGAATAACTGATGAAGGTATTATATATATCACACTTTTACCAAAATTACAAAATCTTACTTTAAGTAGTATTAACATAACTGATAGAACTATTAGACAATTGTCTACATTAACAAATTTAGAAAGTCTTAATTTATCTAATTGTTCTAGGATAACATTTGAAGAAGTACGTTTATCTAATTTATATAAATTACAAAGTCTTAATTTATCTAATTGTACAGGAATAAGTAGATTTTATGGTTTTCCAAAATTAGCAACTCTAACTAGTTTAAAAAATCTTAATTTAACTAATTGTCGTGATTTAGATGAATATAGTCTTAATTTTATACTAAGATTAACAAATTTAGAAAGTCTTAATATATCTAATTGTCCTTTAATAGACAATAAATGTTTAAGAAACTTGACAACTTTAAGTAATTTAAAGAACCTTATTATTGTTGGTTGTCATAAAATAACACCAGATGAGATCCAATCTTTCAATGAAATAATGGGAATGGTTGGAAATAGAGAATTAAGAAAATTACAAAAATCATGGGAAATTAATTAAAATATAACATAATTAATCTAATTTTTTAAATAATTTATATTTAAAAAAAATAATTTTAACACTCACTATAAAATTTTAATTTTGTTTCATGATGATAAATGTATTATAAAAAAAATTAATTTAGATAATTTTTTTTTTACACTCAAAAATTAATAGTTATGTTTATTATTATAAAGTAAATGTATTAATTATATATATTATTTATTTTTTTAATAATTTCATTTATATTATATCTTTTACTAGAATGACAAATCATATTTTTGATTAAATCATTATATTTTGTAGATATTAATTTTTCATCTAAAATATTAATATTTTTTTTAATATTTTCTAATAATTTAAATTTTTCAAATTCTGTTTTACAATCTATTAACATTTCTATTAAAATTATACTTAATGAATATATATCTATTAAATTATCATATGTATTGGTTTTTGTTTCGGGAGCAGAATATATACCTGTACCAATATTAGATGATAAAAATTTAATTTCTAATGATAATTCATTATGTGAATAATTATCATTTAATAATAAATTATTAAGATTTTTAGATATACCAAAATCTCCAATTTTTACAATATAAGAGTCTTCATTTTTACAGAAAAATATATTTGCAGGTTTAATATCTCGATGAATAATATTATTATCATGTAAATATTTAATACCATTTAATATTTGTTTAAAATAATATATTCTTTGTTCAATAGAATCATTTAACATATAACTTTGAATATATTCTTTTAATGTAAAATCACATAATTCCATTTGAATAAATAATATAGGACAAATATCATTAATTTCTTCATTATCATAATTCATATTATATTCAATAATACTAGATATATCAAAATCAATCCATGATGTATTATATTTTATTATATTTTTATGATCAAAATTAGAAAATATTTCAATTTCATTAAAAATATTATTTTCTGCTATTAAATCTTCAGTTAGAAAAACTTTTTTAATAGCATAAAATTTTTTTTCAAATTTATGAAAAACTTTATAAACTGTTCCAAAACCACCCTGTCCTAAAATTACAAGTTCATTAAAATTATTTCTATATTTATTAACATAATTAATCATCTGTTTCATCAAATCTGATGAATCTGATAAATTAATTAATTCTGTATTAAATTTATTTTTTCCATTTAATGTTTGAACAATAGAATTTAAATTATTTCTAATATCAAGATATTTATTATTTATAACATCTAAATTTATTAATTTATTAGTATCTAAATATTTATAAATTGAATCTAGTTTATCTTTATTTTCATCAAAAATAATTTCTAATAATACAACAATTAATAAAGACATTTTTTTTTCTTTATTAAATTCTTCTGGAAAATTATCATCCAAAGATATTTTTTTAATTAAATTATTCATTAATTAATTATTAATTAATGAATAAAAAATATTAAAATATCAATTTTTTATTATTTTATATATAATTTTACATAGTTACTAATTATTCAATTTCTTCATAAATTTCTAAAGTATATGAATGTTCTAAATTACCAAAATTATATAAATCTCCACGTGAATTATAAAATGAAACTTCCCATTCAGAAAATGTTAAAATTGATATTGGAATATTTTCACCAATTTGAATAAATTGGTTATACATTATTGAACCTGGATCACTTGATAATAATAATTTTGCAAATATATTTTCAACAGGACCAGTATTATATGATTCTTTAAATATTGGTGATGTCATTAAAATATAATTATTACCTGATAAATTAATAGAATTATTCGGATAATTAATATTAGTATCAATTTTATCATATATATATAAATCAGTATTACTATTGATATAATTAAAATTTGTAATAGATTCTGAATTTCCAACATTTCTAAAACCAATTAAATCTCCTATTGTATTTTGATAATTAAATAATAATTGTGATTTAACAGGAAATCTGATACTAACACCTTCACCACCATTTGTTATCTGATTTTCACCAATCTGTTGTTTATTGTATTTATATAATTTAACTTGATATGTATTTTCATCAATTATTTTTTCAATAATAAATGATCTATTAATTACATCTTGATTAATATTATTTGTACCAATTGCTCCTGAAATTATAATAACATTATCAATAAATAATCTATGATTTGGATGGTTTATAATTAATCTATCTATATTATCTGTAAAATTTATTGCACTTTTATAAACTAATCCATATGGAATATATATATTTGTAAAAAATTGTATACTAAATAAATCATTTTCAGGTGTTAAAATAATATCACAATCCATTTGAATATTATATGAATACTGTATATTATTATTATTATTAGTATTATTATTATATATTATATTATCATTAATATTTTGTAATGATGGTCTAACAATATTTTTTATTAATGAAAATATTGTTGTTTGTAATAAATTAACAGTATAATTTCCAGGATCTAATTTTATAGAATAAATAGTATCACCATCTGATAATAATTTCCAATAAAACATATTATTTTGTTTACTCGCTGGTATAGATTTAATAATTTTCTCAGTATTTGGAAATTCTGTTGAAATTAATTTAATTTTTGAAACATTATAAAATGTTTTTTTTAAAGATATTTTATAATAATTATTATTAGTATAACCTTCAATATAATCTAATATTTTTACAACCCATATTGAATCACCTCCACAATTTTTAATTGATATATTATTTTTAATATTTAATTTTATTCTATAAAAATCTTTATCAATATCATAAATAATTTGAAAACCATTTACCTGATTAACTGATGTTGGATAATTTGCATTTAATAAATTTAAATTTATTCCATTAATATCTTTAAATGTTATATGTAAATATGATAAATTATATGTATTTTCAAAATTAGCTATGATAGATTGTATTTTAATATAATAATAATTATCATTTGGTATTTTATCATTAGAATTCGTTGCATATATTTGTTGTAATCCATTAATGATATTTATTGGGATATTATAATAATCTGTATTATTATTAAAATTTCCTATAAAATTATTAATTTCAATAAACATCGGATTATTTGTATTAAAATTAATTCCATGATTAATATGATTTATTCTTACATATGAACTATTTATTATAAATGTTATACCTTTTTCTATAGTAATTGTTTTAGATTTAACTCCTTGTATTATTATATTATCATTAATTTTAAAAGGATGATTTTTATGATAAACTTTTAAAATTGTTTGATTATTAATAACTTCAATTGTTAATGGATTATTATCTAAATAAAATATTTCAGTATCTAATATATTTTTAGATTCTTTATTTCTATCTTTAGAATCCACATTAATTCTAGATACTCTTGTTTTATTATTTAAACTATTACTTATATTATTATGTGGTGATATATCTTTTTGTGTATGAGAATTACCTGCTAAACCTCGACTTAATATATATTTTGTATTATAATCTGTATTATAATCTGTGTCATATTGTTTTGTAGTAGTAATATTTTTCTTTTTTTGTTTACCTTCGTCATTTATCATATTTCTAACATAATTATTCGTCAAAATAAAATTTTCTGACATTTATTTATATAAAATCTATATAATTTTAAATAAATTACTTATAATATATATTAATTAATTTATTTAAAATTATTAGAATAATCAAGTTAGAATTTATTATAAAAATTGAAATTTGTATATATTATCATATATTTATAAAATGGATAATCGAAGTACTTGAAAAATATCTATTATAAAGAGAACAATTATTTGAATTTAAATATAAAATTCAATAAGAATTAAAATATAAAATTCAATAAGAATTAAAATATAAAATTCAATAAGAATTAAAATATAAAATTCAATAAGAATTAAAATATAAAATTCAACTATATAAATTAAAATTTATTTTAATACTAGATATATATAATTCAGAAAATATTTTTATTGAATTAATATAAATAATATACAAAGATAAACTTTTTTATATTTAAAATTAATTTATAACATAAAAAATTGAAAATTATTAATATTTAAAATTAAGATATTATTAATAAAAATAATGAGTAAAAAAATAACCAAAAAAACGACGAAAACTATTGAAGAAAAATATCAAAAAAAAACTCCTGTAGAACATATTTTAACACGACCAGATACCTATATTGGCGATGTTAAAATACAAAAAGAACCAATGTGGATTTATTCTTCTGATGAAAATATGATTATTGAAAAAGAAATAGATTATGTTCCAGGTTTATATAAAATTTTTGATGAAATTATAGTTAATGCTGGTGATAGAATTCAAGAAGATCCTACATGTGATACAATTAAAGTTAAAATAGATGCATCTAAAAATAGTATATCAGTATGGAATAATGGACTAGGTATTGATGTAGTTATACATCAAGAACATAATTTATATATTCCATCATTAATTTTTGGAGAATTATTAACATCAACAAATTATGATGATAATGTTAAGAGAACAACAGGAGGGAGAAATGGTTATGGAGCAAAATTAGCGAATATTTATTCAACATTTTTTTCGATAGAAACTATTGATGGTGAAAGAAAAATGAAATTTTATCAAGAATTTAAAGATAATATGAGTATTAAAGAAGAACCAATTATAACTAAATTAAAATCAGAAAATCCAAAAACATATACTGAAATTGTTTTTAAACCAGATTTACCACGTTTTGGATTAACTGAATTAACACCAGATATTATAAGTTTATTTGAAAAAAGAGTTTATGATTTAGCTGGAGTTTATAATAATGTAACAATATATTTAAATGATAAAAAAATAAATTTTAATAATTTCAAAAAATATATTGAATTTTATAATTTAAAATTAGTTAATTCTACAAATCAAGATTCTGATAATGAATCAGAATCAGAAACATCTAAAAAATCTGATAAAACTAAAAAAATAGATAATATTATTTTTGAAGAAACAAATGAAAGATGGCAAATTGGAGTAATTTATGCTCCAAATAATGATTTTAAACAAATATCATTTGTTAATGGTATTTGTACATATCATGGAGGGTCACATGTAAATTATGTAGTAGATAGTATAATAGATAAAATTAAAAATCAAATTGCAAAAAAACATAAAGATTTAACAATTAAACCAAGTGTTATTAAAGAAAATATTATTATTTTTATTAACTCAGTTATTGAAAATCCAGCTTTTACATCTCAAGTTAAAGAAATGTTAAAAAATAAAACTTCTGAATTTGGATCAACCTGTGATTTATCTGATAAATTTATTAAAAAAATTTATGCATCAGGTATTGTTGATCAAGTTATTAATTTAGTTAAAATGAAAGAACAATCTTTATTAAAAAAAACAGATGGTAAAAAAACTAATAAAATTTTAGGAATACCAAAATTAGAAGATGCTAATTGGGCAGGAACAAAAAAATCATCAATGTGTAAGTTAATATTAACAGAGGGAGATTCAGCAAAGGCATTTGCATTAGCAGGAAGATCTATGGTAGGTTCTGATATGTATGGAGTATTCCCATTGAAAGGAAAACTATTAAATGTTAGAGAGGCTAGATCTAAACAAATTATGGATAATGATGAAATTAAAAATATTAAAAGAATTATGGGATTACAACAAGGAAAAGTATATAAAGATACATCAGAATTAAGATATGGAGGAATTATTATTTTAACAGATCAAGATCAAGATGGATTTCATATTAAAGGTTTATTAATAAATTTTATACATTTTTTTTGGCCATCATTAATAAAATTGGATAGTTTTATTTTTTCATTACAGACACCAATTGTAAAGGGTATTAAAGGTAAAGAAATTATCCAATTTTATAATTTATTTGAATATGAATCATGGAAAAAAACAATTAATACAAATACATGGAGAATTAAATATTATAAAGGATTAGGAACTTCAACAAAAGAAGAAGCAAAAGAATATTTTACAGATTTAGAAGATAAATTAATAAAATATATTTATCAAAATACTTCTGGAGGATTTGATAATATAACATTACCAGTCGAAACTGAAATGTTTCAAACTGAAGATAAAAAATTTAAAAAAATTAAAAATGATGATGACGAAGAAGATGAAATAATAGAAGTAATTACAAATATTACTCGTAAATATAATGATGAAACAACAGAAGCAATTACATTAGCATTTGAAAAAGATAGATCAGATGATCGTAAAATTTGGTTAATGAATTATGATAAAAAGAATATTATTGATAATAAACAAATTAATGTATCTATTCCAGATTTTATTAATAAAGAATTAATTGGATTTTCAGATGATGATTGTAATAGATCTATTCCTTCTGTATGTGATGGTTTAAAACCATCACAAAGAAAAGTTTTATATGGATCATTTTTAAAGAAAATATATGATGTTAAAAATGAGGTTAGAGTATCACAATTAGCATCATATGTTTCTGAAAAAACATGTTATCATCATGGTGAAGCTTCTGTTATTGGAACGATTGTAAAAATGGCTCAAAATTTTGTTGGTTCAAATAATATTAATTATCTAGTTCCATCTGGACAATTTGGTACTAGATTAAGTGGGGGAACAGATCATGCTTCTGCAAGATATATTCATACATATATTGAAGAATTAACTAGATTAATTTTTAGAATAGATGATGATGCAATATTAAATTATTTAGATGATGATGGAACATTAATTGAACCTGAATGGTTTATACCAATATTACCATCAATATTATTGAATGGAAGTAAGGGAATTGGGACTGGATTTTCTACAACAATTCCACAATTTTCACCAAAAGATATAGTTAATACATTATTAATGATGATAAATGAAGAAGAACCTTTGGAAATAAAACCATGGTATAAGGGGTTTAATGGAACAATTTTAAATTCAAATAAACCTGGTTCATATTTAATATATGGGAAATATCAAGTTATAAATGATAATAGTTTGCGAGTTGTAGAATTACCAATTGGTTCATGGACAACAGATTATAAAGAATTTTTAGATCAAGAAATTGATAAAAAAAATATTATATCATATACATCTGATATTACAGATGATAAATTTGAATTTATTATAACATTTGATGAAGATAAATTAGAGAAATTAATAAAAAATAAAATGTTATATACAAAGTTAAAATTAGTTACGAGAATATCTACGAGAAATATGTATTTATATAGTCCAAGTGGTATAATTAAAAAATATAATACAATAGAAGATATTTTTAATGAGTTTTATGATGTTAGAATTGAAATGTATAAAAAAAGAAAAGAATATTTAATTGGTAAATTAAAAAATGAATTAAATATACTATTTTATAAAATGAAATTTATTCAATATGTATTAGATGGTAAAATTATTGTTTTTAAACAAAGTAAATCTGTTATTATTGATAAAATAATTGAACTAGAATTCCCAAAATTATCTACAAAAGTTATAAAAGATATTGATGAAGAAGATAATTCTGAGGATGGTTCATATGAATATATAACATCTATGCAATTATTTTCATTAACTAAAGAAAAAATTGATGAATTACAAGATAAATTAAATTTAAAACAAGAAGAATTAACAAAAATAGAAAATACATCTATTTTTGAACAATGGAAATCAGAATTAGAAGAATTTTTAATTAAATATGAAGAATGGAATAATTATAAACCAGAAGTAATTGAAAATAAACCAAAAACTACTAAAAAAATTACTAAAAAAAATAATAAAGTTTAATACATATTAAACCATGTATTACGATCATAACCAGTACATTTTTCATTATCGACATGTCCAGTATATAAATTATCATCATAACATATTTTTGTATAGTTATCTAATATATATTTTATTTTATAATAATTATTAATATTATTTTCAGTTTGTAATCGTTTTTCTAATTGTCTTTTTATATTTGGAAATATATTATAAAAATATCTTGAATATTCCAATTTAGTTAAACTAGGTATATAACTGCCTTGTAATTGTTGATCAGTATATCCTAAATCTATTAAATAAGTATATATTAATTTTTGTTGTTTATATCTATTATTTTTAATACATATATTATTAGTTGGACCAAGTCCTAAAAAAGATGTATTACATAATTTAAAATTATTTAATATAAAATTTATTTTATTTAATATTATTTGATTTGGATTTTGATTTTTTAAAAATCGTAATCTATTTTTTAACAAAGTCATATTATTTATATTATCTAAACGTAAATCTATTAAATATTCTGATATTTTTTTCATAATTCTATAATTTCTTTTATCCCATATATTCATTTCAGTATATGAACTACCAATTTGTTCTTTAATTTCTATATATTTATTTTTATAAATTGTATATTTATTATCCATATATATTTATATAATAGAAAATAAAATAAAAAAATTATTATAATTTTTTAATACGAATTAAATAGGATTATTAATTAGATTTATTTTATAAAATAAATCTAATTGTTAAAACATTAAAATAATAATTAACTAGTTTTATTTTTTATATTATAAATTTTTAAAAAAAAATATTTAAAAATTATAATTTACTATAATATAAGTATGATGAATAGTCATTATAATAAATTAATAGAAGAATTAAATAAATGTCGTATAAATAGATCAGAAAATAATAATATTTTTACACACACATCTCTTGGTAATCCAATAGGATGTTATAATATACCAGATAAAACATTAAGTAAATTTAATGTATTATATTCAAAAGCAATTATTGAAAATAATAAACCTATTTATCTAACTGAAAAACATAAAAAACAAGGACCTATATTAATCGATTTAGATTTTAAATATAATTCAGAATCATCTGATAGAATATTACAAGAAGAACATTATTTCATTTTAATAGAACAATATATATTAAATATAATAAAATATATTAAATTAGAAGATCCAATAGAAGATCTAAAATGTTATATATTAACAAAACCAAAACCTAGTCTAATTAATGAAGATGATAATACATATAAAGATGGGGTACATATAATTTTTCCAAATATATGTACACAATATTTAATCCAATATTTGATTAGAGAAAATGTGATTAAATTTTTAACAGAGAATAAGACATGGGAATCGTTAAATTTAATAAATGATATAAGTGATGTTATTGATAGAGCTGTAATAGAAAAAAATAATTGGTTAATGTATGGTTCTTGTAAACCTAAATATGAAGATAATAAATATACTTTAAATAAAATTTTAACATGGAATAGTTCATTACAAGAAATAGAATTTGATGATACTGATATTTATAGATTACCTGAAGATTTATCTATAAGAAAATTTAATGAAGAAGATGTATTTAAATTTAATGACATATATGATGAAGAAATAATAGTTCAAGAATATGAGAAATATACAATAAATAAGAAAACTAATATAATTATAGGAAAACCATCAGATATAAATTTAGCTATAAGATTAATAGAAATATTAAATCCAAAAAGAGCAGAAAGTTATGAATCATGGTTAAATATTGGTTTTTGTTTACATAATATATCAGATGAATTATTAAATGATTGGATTATTTTTTCACAGAAATCAAAAAAATATAAAAATGGAGAATGTGAAAAATTATGGAAAAACTTTAAGAATATTGGTTATTCAATCGCATCACTTCATAAATGGGCAATGACAGATAATTTTGATCAATATATGGATATAATGATTGATCAAAATTTTGAAATTTTATCTAAAAGTATTTGTGGATTACCTTATGATGTCGCAAGATCATTTTTTGAATTATATAAACATAATTTTAGGATTGGTTCATTAGATTGTAAAGAATGGTATTATTTTTGTGATCATAGATGGATACCTATGCAAGATGCATATATTATTAAAGATATGTTAAATGAAGATATGGTTAATGCATATTTGAGATTAGGATTAATATATGGGAAAAAAGCAATAAGTTTAGATGGAGGAGAAAAGACAAAAATGTTAGAAAAACAGAGTTTAACAACAAAAATTTCTATGAAATTAAGGGGAACATTTAAAAAACAAGTAATCGAAGAATTAGCAACATTATATAAAAAATATGATCCTAATTTTACTAATAGATTAGATGAAAATAAAAATATTGTATGTTTTTTAAATGGAGTTTATGATTTAGAAAATGGAATATTTAGAGAAGGTCGAGCTGATGATTATGTAACAATATGTACTAATATAAATTATATTCCATATGATAAATTAAATAAAGATAAATTAAAAATTATTTTAAAATTTTTAGAAGATATTCAACCAGAAGAAGATATGAGAAATTATATATTAGATTTATTTGCATCATGTTTAGCAGGTAATAATTTAGATCAAAAATTTAATATTTGGACAGGTTCTGGATCTAATGGCAAAAGTTTACTAGTTACATTAATGACCGAATCATTAGGAGATTATTCTACAACATTACCTCCTGAAGTATTAACAAGAGCATCAATGGATCCAGATAAAGCATCACCAACGATGGCAAAAACAAAAGGTAAGAGAATAGTTATATTTGAAGAGCCAGAGAATACAGATCAGATATATGTTGGAAAGATGAAAGCATATTCAGGAGGTGTAAAGATACAAGCTAGAAAATTACATAAAGATGTTATAGAATTTTATCCTCAATTTAAAATGTTTTTATTATGTAATAAATTACCAAATATTCCATCAAATGATGGAGGAACATGGAGAAGAATAAGATTAGTACCCTTCGAGATGAAATTTGTGGATAATCCTATGGAAGATTATGAGAGATTGATTGATAGAAATTTAGAAGATATATTAAGAACATGTAAAGAAGAATTTTTATCATTATTAATTGAAAGATATAAAGTATATAAAGTTAATAGTCTTCAAGTTCCAAAGAAAGTTATGGCATTTACAGAAAGATATCAATCAAATTCAGATATCTTTTTGGATTATATTAATGAATGTTTAACTTTTACAAATGATATTAAAGATAAGATGGATTTACAAGATATTACAGCAGATATTCAATATTGGTTAAAGAATATTAAATTTGAGAAGAGATCATTTCAGAGAAATGATATTAAGAATGAATTAGAAGAAAAAATAGGTAAAAGTAAAAATAGTATTTGGAAAGGATGGAAAATGAAACCTCAAAATAAAAAAAATGATATGATTTTAATGGATGAGGATAATTTAGATATAGATATAGAAGATAATGATATAGATGATATATCAACATATGAACAATATAAGAAAACAAAGAATAGAAAAGTTTGTGTTAAGAATTAAAGATTTTATTTTGTATATAGAAATTACACTTAACAATAGTATTTTTTTGGCAGTAATATTGGGTTTTTAAGTAATACATAAAAAAATAGATTATCCAAATCTGTAAAAATTATTATAAATTTAAAAGTTATTATTTTATATTCTCATAAAATAAATATATTGTTTATAATTATATATGAAATATTTATATTATAAAAATAAATATAGTAGTTTAAAAAATGGTGGTTCTGATAAAATTATAGATACACCATTAATTTTAGCCTGTAAAAATAATCAAATTGATTTAGTTACAGAAATACTTGATAGAGAATCAATAGAAATAAATAAAATAGATAATAATGGTAAAACAGCATTATTTTGGGCTTGTTCTTTTAACAATACAGAAATAATTAAATTATTATTAAATAAAGGAGCAAATATAAATCATCAAGATAATGAATATAAAACGCCAATATATTATGCTTGTAAAAAAAATGAAAATAATCTAGTTAGCTTATTAATAGAATATAGAGCAGATGTTAATATTCCAGATTCTGATAATAAAACACCATTATTTTATATAAAAGATGAAGAATTAATAAGATTATTATTAGATAATGGGGCAAATATTTTTCATGTAGATAATGCAAATAAAACTCCATTTTTTTGTGCTTGTCAAACAGATAATTTTTTATTAGCTAATTTAATATTAAATAAATTAATTTTAGAACAATCAAAAGATGAGATTAGAGAATATATTAATAAAAAAAGTAACATAAATGAAACACCTTTAATTTATGCTTGTAAGTTTGTAAATTTAGACCTAGTAGAATTATTATTGATAAATGATGCAGATCCAAATATAGTAACTACGTCAATAACAACACCTTTATCTTATGCTTGTGATTCTGAAAAATTAGAACTAGTTCAATTATTATTGAGACATGGAGCAAATCCAAATATAGCAAATATATATTATAATATTCCATTAACTATTGCTTGTATAAAAGAAAATATTCCTATAATTAATGAATTATTATTAAATGGATCAAATGTTAATGGGTTTATGGAATGTGTAGAATTGTCATCTACTTATAAAACACCATTATATTTTGCTTGTATAGCAAGAAATTATGATATAGTCAATATATTATTACATAATGGAGCAGATCCTAATATATATGATGAAGATGGAACACCATTAACTGAGGTTTGTAAAGAAAATATTTTCGCTATAGCATATTTATTATTAGATAAAGGGGTTAATGGAAGTATTAATGTAAAAGATAGAGAGAATAAAACAGCATTATATTATGCTTGTAAAAATAATAATTTAGAATTAGCAACAAAATTATTGAAAAATAATGCAATAGTAAGTATTGATGAATCAACAGCAAATACACCATTGAGTTGGTCTCAAAAACATAAAAATGAAGAATTAACAATATTATTACATAGATATAATAATAAACAACAAAGGGAAAAAAAAAAAGAACTATCTGGAACAAAAGAATTATGTGAAACAAATGAATTATCTAAAACAAAAAATACATGGGAAAAAATAAATTCATCAAAAACTAGAAATGAAAGAAATGAAAGAAATGAAAGAAATGATAAAACAGAAACATCCAAAACATCCGAATCATCTAGTAAGGGTAAGAAAAAAAAATAAGGAGTGATAATATAAAATTTAAATATGTCTAATTTAATAAAAAAATTGAATATTTTGCCTATTATTATTTAAATAAATATAATTAAAAAAATGAGGTTTATTACATTACCAGTACTATTAAATTTAACATTATCATATGGACGTAAATTAAATAATTTATATTCCACTAATCAAAAAAAATATCAAAACTATTTAACTAATCCATTAATGCCGGTGGTTGTTGCAATCGGTCCAGCTGGAACAGGAAAAACTCTTTTAGCTTGTCAAAATGCGATTAAAGAATATAAAGAAAATAAAATTGAGAAAATTATTATTACAAGACCTGTTGTTTCTGTTGGTGAAGAATTAGGTTTTTTACCAGGAACAATTAATGAAAAAATGGATCCATGGACTAGACCTATTTTTGATATTTTTAGAGAATATTATTCTGAAAAAAATTTAAAAGATATGATTCGTGATAATATTCTTGAAATTTCACCTCTTGCATTTATGAGAGGGAGAACATTTACTAATTCATATATTATTGCAGATGAAATGCAAAATAGTTCCCCAAAACAAATGATAATGTTAACTACTAGATTAGGTATCGATAGTAAATTAGTTATTACTGGAGATTTACAACAATGTGATTTAAATATTGGTGAAAATGGATTACAAGATTTTATGAAAAGATTAAAATATTATGATAATTCATATATCGAAGAAGAAGAACCTTTTATAGGTATTGTAGAATTAAATAATGAGGATGTTAAAAGAAGTCCTATTGTTTCAAAAATTCTTAATATATATAAATAATATAATTCTATTTTTTTATAAAATTAAATAAATATACTTAAAGATATAATATATATAGTATATTGTAGAAGAAACCATATAATATATTAAATATATTATTTTTTTTTAAGCTATTATTAATATATTAATAATAGCTTGAGTAGCTCAGTTGGTAGAGCAAACGGCTGTTAACCGTTAGGTCGCAGGTTCGAGCCCTGTCTTAAGCGTAAAATTTAATTAATATTAATATTAAATAAATATTAATTATATTATTTATCAAGCTATTATTGATATATTAATAATAGCTTGAGTAGCTCAGTTGGTAGAGCAAACGGCTGTTAACCGTTAGGTCGCAGGTTCGAGCCCTGTCTTAAGCGCAAAATATAATTAATATTTATAAATATTAATTATATTTTAATAAAAATTGAATATAATATTGAATATAATTAATATTTAGATTATAATAAAAATGAGATTTACATTAAATTTTAGAGAATTTATATATATTATAAATATAATAGAAATATTTATAATATTTTGTGTTTTAATAATAATATATTTTTATTATATTAATAATAAAAATATATTTGAAGAAATAAATGAAATTGAAGAAATAAATGATGTTGAACTTGAAGAAATAAATGAAGTAAATGAATATATTTATATAGAATATGATATAGATTATAATAATATAAGATTAGAAAATAATGAAATCATAGATAATGAAATAGAAAATTTAGAATTAAATTGTAATAATTTTCATAATGAATATGCTATTGGAATGCCATTTATTTCAGAAGAAATGATACTAGTTGGGACAAATATTCATTCAAAAATATTTTTTAAAAATAATTATGATGAATTATTAGATTATTGTATAGAAACAATAACATCTGAACCAAATTGGCAAAGATTAGAAATAATACAAATTAAACATATTACTATACCAGGGACAATATGGAGTTATTCTACATGTATAATAAAAACTCATTATATAAAATTAATACAAAGAATTTGGAGGAAAAAATTAATTGATAAAAAAAAGTTATTAGAAAGTTTTCATTTAATAAAATTATTAAAAAATAGAGAATATAATCAAAATAAAATAAAAATATAGTTATTATAAAAATTAAAAATATAATAGATTTAAAATTATATATATAATTAATATTAAATGAGTTTAATAGTATATTGTATTGGTATTTTTTTTATTGGAAGTATAGTATATATTTTTAAAAAAAATGAATCATCAATAAGGAAAAATAATAAAAAAAAAACTAATAAAAAGATATATTAATATAATAAAAATTAATAAAAATAAAGTATAATTAATCTAATAATATATATAAATATATATTATTATAATTTTTATATTAGGATATTTCTAGTATAACCAGTTTTAATTAGTGTTTAATATAATCTTATCCATTATTTTAATAATAAAATAATAGATAATAAAATTTAATAAATTTTTATTTTAATTATTATTTTAAATTAATTAAATTTAATTATTATTTTTTAAATTTAATTATTATTTTTAAAATATATATCTAATATATATACCTCAT